GGGCGTAGTTTTTCCTAAACGCCTTAGACTGATCTTCATGCGGGTCGTTGCTGTCAGGGTAGTAATACACGCCTCCACGGGTGTTAAAACTTGTGCGTTTACATGGCTGCCCAGTAAAATCGGAGTACCATTTCTCCCAATCTACCCCATCTTCTCCCTCATTCCTACCGGGGATCATATGAGTTACAACATTGTTTTCATCAAGAAAAGCATAGTGGGCCATTTAAATCACCACTGAACATTTCCTGTACCGCCTGTAAATCGGTACACTTTGTTTGCGCCATTAATTGCAAAAGTAAAAGTTAATCCGGGATCAATAACCACAAGTTGTCCGGTTCCAGAATTTGCGTAAGACATTATCAAAATACCTGATCCACCAGCAGAACCACCGGCTGAGAAAGAAGCACCACCGCCGCCGCCTCCTCGATTAGCCATACCGGGGGTTCCCGGATTTCCGTCACCTGTTCCTCCGGGACCGCCAACTCCAGAAGAGCCTCCAGTGCCAGCAGGGCGATTAAATCCAGCGCCGCCCCCACCACCTGCGGAATAAAATAAAGATGTTCCTGTAATTGAATTAGCAGTTCCAGCCCCGCCGTTACCGCCAGTGGTAGTAGAACTTGAACCACCAGCAGCACCAATACCGCCACCGCCTCCACCAAAACGGTATGTGTTTGCGTTTGTAGTACCAGTTCCACCGTTTCTACCTTGCAATGGACTTGTTGAAGGCACGTTACCAGTACCTCCGGGACCGTTTCCGTTAGAGTTTGTTCCACCACCGCCGCCAGAACCACCAGAACCACCAGTTGGAGATCCTTCTCCGCCACCAGCACCTCCACCAGCAGCACGAAATGTTGCGCCAAGAAATTGAGTAAGGCTATCCGAAGCACCAACAGTTACATTGAATGGAGTAAATGAAGAAGCGCCAGAAGTTGTCATAGACCTATATCCCCCTCCACCACCGCCACCACCATGATTTGGACCTCCAGATCCACCACCACCAATAACTAACAAAGTGATGGTTCCAGCCGGAGGGGGATTGGGTACTGCGCTGTTGGATGCAGCACTCGCTGGCCCGGTACCACCAGCATTGGTTGCTGTCACGGTAAATGTGTATGTTGTTCCGTTACTGAGTCCGGTTATGATGACTGGTGAAGCGGTATTTGTTCCGGTAGCGCCGCCGGGAGAAGCGGTTGCCGTGTAGAGTGTAATAGGCGCACCAACGGCTGGGGGAGTAAAGTAAACAGCCCCTCTAGTATCTCCTGCATAAGCAGTTCCTATTGTTGGCGCCCCGGGCACTGGTACTGATTCTCCGCCTCCGGCAACAAGAATCGACATAATGCTCATTACGCAATCCCCGATCCAGCGATAACAAAGGTATTTGTACCAGTACAAAGAACAGTGGCTACACCACGTTGTTGAAGGGTTCTCGTGCCAGTATTAGCAGTTCCGGCTTGATAGACTGTTACACCACCAGCCGATAAAACGCTTACGTTCGATGCACTATTGTTAAATACTGAAACCACATCCCCAGTTGTAAACGTAGTATTTGGCACTGTCACATTAGAAGCGGTAATAATTACTTTTCCAATGTCAGAAGTTAATAATGAGTAAGTGCTACCCTGAGAATTAGCCGGTATAGTTCTCACATTCCCACCGGCATCGCTAATTATGTTGCCGGTAAAATTGCCGGATGCGTTCCTCGAAACAATCGTAGATGCGCCATTTGAAGAAGAGGCAGTTGTACGTGCGTTATCTATTGTTCCAGAAGAAATAGCCGAGGCGTTAATGCTAGTAAGGTTTGCGCCCGATCCGCTGTAACTGTTCGCTGTAATAACATTAGTTGAGAAATTACCTGTGGCGTCACGCTCTACAATAGTGCTTGCACCGTTGGAACTTGAGGCCGTGGTTCGGTTGTTTGATATTGTCCCTGCTGTGATTGCCGTGGCATTTAAGTCTGTAATGTTTGACCCAGAAAAGGCAGCGGTGCTCGATCCCGTCCCACCATTGGCAAGAGGCAATACAGCGTTATTGGGTATCTGGATTGTTGTGCCATCTACGACAACTGCCCGTTCTGCCGGGTAGACTGAGAACACCGTCTTGGTACCAGCCGCCAGTGTAATCGGAGAGGTATTGCCGTTTGAGTTAGACAGCACCGTGGTACGGGCTAGGGTATTACCCGACGAAGAATACGTTCCAAGACCTACTTCCCAAGCCGTAGTGTCAGTAATACAGTAATACGTGGTGTTGGTATTGCCTATGCTAGAAAACGGCTGGAATCCCGAAAGAGCGCCACTGAGCGTAAGAGTACCGGTACCCGTTGTGGTCGTGGTCTCACTGATTCGGTCTTTTAGGATAAGAGCCATTTATGCCTCTACTATTTCGTCCCACTGCTGGGTCTGCTCATTCCAACTATAAGATTTTCCGTCGGTAGGCATTGCAACCGGTGCAGCCCATAAGCATGTGTCTTCGTTTAGTACCCATGATGCAAACGGCTTTGTAGGTATGAATGCGTCACGACCGGAATCATAAGTAAAACCAATACCGGCATAATTCTTACGAATGTTTCCGTTGTAAGAGGTTTTGACCCAGTTTCCACCAAACAGTCGCTGGCAAAACGCAACGCCAATGGACTCAACTTCTGTTCCATCGGGGGTTGAGGTATCCCTGTTGTCAACTACGATTACCCGTAGCACGACATTGTTTTGATCAATTTCAGCAAAATGCGCCATTTAATTTCCCCTTTTGTTCTTCAATAATTGCGTCAACTTGCTGCTGGACTTTTGCCTGTCCAGACAATGCTTCAATCTGCTCTGGCAACCAGATGGTGTTGATGGAATCTTCAAAGTTTTTAATCTTCTCCATCGTATCCATGACTTCTTGCCATGTTGGGCACGGGCGTGGGTCTTCCCACCGGGTAAAGTAAGAGTTGCTAATTTCCCATTTGGCACCGGGACGAAGCAAGTGCATCGCCATGTCTATGCCATATATCCGGTAAATTTTTGTGCTCATAGTTATGGATTAAGTTTAATAATTACAATACCTGAACCGCCTGCACCTCCACCGGTTCCACCAAACCCGCCAGAGCCGCCTCCACCGCCCCCGGTGTTAGGTAAACCATTTGCACCGGCTCCACCGGCTGTACCACCAGCACCGCCACCACCGGCGCCACCGGGAGCAGTATAGGCTGTATCACTACCACCACCGGCGCCACCAGCGTAAGTCACGGACGATCCAGAAATTGAAGATGCTGTACCAGCACCGCCAGAACCGCCTTTAGACGTACCAGCCGTTCCAGCATTTTGTCCTGTTGCACCCGCTCCACCGCCTCCGCCACCTGCTGCAGCACCCGGCGTACCAACACCTGTGCCACCGTTATTACCTTGACTTGGAGAAGTAGAAGGTGTGTTTCCGCTTCCAGCGGTTGTTGACCACGATCCACCACCACCTGAACCGCCATTACGACCTACAGTAGTGCCACCAAGATTACCAGCAGAGCCACCACCGCCGCCAGTAGATACAACTCCGGGGGATGCAAATGCTTGCGGCGATGAACCGCCAACAATAGATGAATTTGAACCATCAATTCCTTGCCCAATAGTACCAACTGACGCCGCTCCGGCTCCAACCGTTATGGTGTATTTAGTGCCGGAAGTTACAGTCGATGCAGTGCCCGTACGGAACCCACCAGCCCCACCACCACCACCAACGTCTTTTCCACCACCACCGCCGCCGCCAGCAACAATAAGATAGTCAATTGAAGAGATACCTTGTGGGCAGACCCATGTTGTAGACCCAGAAGCAAAGGTCAGCGTGTAAACAGCAGGGATTTGATACCGAATAACTACGATACCAGAGCCGCCTGTGCCACCAGTACCATAAAAAGCAGAACCACCACCTGCACCACCACCAGTATTAGCAGCGCCGTTATCACCAGCAACTCCGGGGCCACTGGGGTTATTTGCATTTTTACCATTACCACCACCACCTGCACCACCGGGCGCAGCGGTTCCGTTATACGAACTACCCCCACCGCCACCTGAATAAAAGACAGAAGATCCGGTAATAGATGACGCAGTTCCATTGCCGCCGTTACCGCCAACAATGGCAGGAGATACAACTCCCGCTGTACCAGCCGCAGATGCTCCACCACCTCCACCACCTGCGCCCGTATTAACACTATTTCCAGTTGCACCGCCACCATTATTACCTTGGGACGGAGAAACGGAAGGGGTGTTACCAGAACCACCAGAAGTTGTTGCTCTGTACCCGCCGCCGCCCCCACCAGAGCCACCGTTTCCACCGTTAGCAGATGTTGAGCCGCCTGCCCCGCCTAAACCACCACCAGCGGATGTAATTGTTGAAAATACAGAATCATTACCTGCTACGCCCGGGTTCTCATTTGTCCCACCACCAACACCACCAGCACCGCCAGCGCCAACTGTAACTGTATAACCAGTCCCGGCAATTACTGGAAACCCGGTTCCATTTCTAAATCCACCCGCACCGCCAGCACCACCAATATTTGAACCTGCACCGCCCCCACCCGCCACAACCAAATACTCAACAAATGTCACTCCGGTAGGGCAGGTCCATGTGGTTGATGAAGTAAAGGTTTCAATAACTGTAAAAGACTGCAAAGGCCACTGATTGCCGAGAATGGCATTACGGATCTGGTTAAGACTCCAGATTCCGTTGGCGCTATCTACGGTTGGGTAAGCCATTACGAAATTTCCTCGTACGAAACAATGATCTCTAAGTCACCACTAGCAGAAGCAAGGGCCGTAATCTTGTCGCCCTCCTCTAAGTAAATTGACTTAGTAAGAACATCCACCGTGGCATCAGCAGGGACAGTCACCGTGCTTGCTAATTCGTATGTAGCCGTTGCCGATGAGTCATAAAACCCAATCGTTACGTCGGCGTTGTTTGCCCCGTCTACGTTGGAAACATAGATTGCGTTGATCTTAAAAATCTTATTGCTTGCGGCTGAATTGGTAACAATATCTGCGCTGCCGGTAGTAAGCGCTGCACCGGCAGTCTTACCGTATATTGCCGACACATTTGCCATATTAGGATTAGCCATATCTACCCTCTGAAAACATACGACATAATTATTGATTTACCGGTATACACCGCAGGTTCGGCTGGGTATGTACACAAAACATCTTTTGATCCGGCGCTAAAGTTAACTAGGTTTCCGCTATTGGAAGAAGATAAAACCTTATCCCGGCTAAGTGTCGTACCAGAAGATGTGTACGTTCCAATCCCCAACTCCCACTCCGTCGCACCAACGATGGCGTAGTAAGTGGTGTTCCCGTCGCCAATGGCGGAGAACGATTGGAACCCAGAGACCGCACCGGCTAGGGTTACTGTCCCTGTTCCAGTGGTTGTGGTGGTCTCCTGTACACGGTCTCTAACGACTAAGGCCATAATTAGGCAATACGAATGATAGCGTTAGAAGCGTCGTTGGTCGGGAAGATGATGGTGAAGTCGCCATCCGTAGATGTCTTATCAGCACCGAAGTCCAGAACGCAGACGGCTGCATTGGTCAGAGTCGTATTAGCGTTGCTATTTGCCGAAGGTGTGGTGTTATAAATCAAAGCGCCACGAGCCGTAACCGATACGTTCGGGAAAGTCAGATCGGAAAAGTCGCAGAAACCTGTACCGGTATTGGCGTTGATGTTGGTTGCCGTTACCCCGGTGTTGGTAAGTGCTAGACCACCAGCCGTATAGTTAGAACCGCTTGCTTCGTTAGAAGAACTGTACGTAGTCGTATTGGCATCTAAAGACGCAGACGACGTATACAGAGCAAGTTTAAAAGTGTCAGCGCCGGTTTGTGCCGACGGACGGAAATCGTGTACACCCAACAAAAGTTGGGCTTTAAAAGAAGTACACATTGCTTGGGTGATTGCCATTTTAGGCTCCTTTACTCATCTAAAAGTTTAATTAACTCAGGATGTCCTGCTTTCCTGAACTTGTTTGCCAGAGTCACATGGTGAGTCCTGACTGTTTCCTTCATGTAATACACTAAAACTTGACGGATTTGATTGCGAAATGCTTCAGCCTGATCCCGGATAGCGGGGTGCGTCTGTGATCCAACAGAGATAATCTTGTCCAAAGCACGATCTGCCATTTCTTCAGGCGTAAACCCACGCCCATGCGTAGTCATAACTTTGAGTTGATTCCCGCCCAGAAGAAAGGCTACTTCGCTCATGCTGCTCATTTAACTGGGTACCTCGCTTGTTGAGTACGATACATATCTTGACGGTTTTTGCCTTCGCCCAACTGTTTCAGCATGGCAAGAGCCTCATTATACCGGGCTATATAGTTATCAAGAACGTCTTTCTCGCCCTTCATAAACGTATACGCTTCCAGCAAAGAGCCATAAAGCAATACAGAATCAAAATTATCCCCCAACCAAGATGTACCAGCAGTAACAATAGACTGCGGATAGTAAAAATAGTGGAGTTCCATTGAGTACGAAGCATCTGGAGTCGGGCCAAGAATGTACGAGTTTTGGTCAAACATTGCATAATGACTTGGCTTTCCTGAAGTCGCCGGGAATGGGAACGCCTGACGGATATAGTTCACATCCTTATTTAACAGGTATTCGTATTCCCCAGTTACTGGGTCAATAATTGCTAAGGAAAAATTTGCCAACCAATCTGATGGGACGGAAAGGTACTTATTATTGAGCGTGCAATTACCCGTTACGTTCTTTCGTAGTTCAAGTAACTGGACACTGTTATAGATCCTTTGCTCAGCCTGCTGGATAAACGTGTTTATCTGCTCGGTGCTCGTAAGAGTAGCCGTGCCTGTACCCGCAGAATCAGTCCACGAGGTATTTGGGAAGTCGTTTTCAACGTATCCCTTGATCGTCTCAAACAGAGTGGCGTAGTTCATTTAGCCCATCTTTGTACTATTGCTATTGCCCCGGGTGGTGTTCTTAGTACCACGAGTCCGCATGGTCTGGGTGTTAGGAATCGCATTTGGATACCCATTCTCACCCATTGTGTCGGTATAGGGCTTCGGCTGCGTGTACTTACCAACTGGGTCGGCAGTTTCAGCAGGGAAATAATTAAACTTATCGTTGGCTTGGCTCATATTAGATCCCCGTTTTACGAACCATTGACATAGACTTCTTCTGGTTGGCAACTTTTGCCAGATTCCGACCCATTGCCTTCATTTGTGCATTAGTCTTACCACCCTTAGCCAACTTTTTTACATTAGCGTCTGGATGAGCCTTAGCGCCCTTTTTAGCCATATGTGCCTTCAATGCTGCTTTGAGTTTCATTTTTTACTCCTAAGTTATTGTTACTGTTACGGTTCCTGTTTCCCCGTTAGCCACTAGGTTATTCAGTAACCCAGATAACTGCAAGGGATTGTCCAAACCAACAGGATTCCACCCCCATTGGATCTGTCTACTACCGCCAGACGGCGTTCCAAAAGCATCTACATCCTCATTCGGCAAGTTTAATGGGTTAGTCTGAATACCTGTAAAACCTGCTTGTATATAACTCGTATCTTTCCTTGGATTCTGTAAAGCCTGTGGATCATAAACCGGATACATCCCTAACTGTAACTGAGGCTGATCTGGCTCCCAGCATGTTGGACAAACCAGCAAATTGATGTTTTTGGTCTTGATAACCAATTTTTTCAGTTGCTTGAGTTTGTACCGAAATCCACATCTGTCGCACTCCGCTATTGCTTTTTTGCCAGTGGCAAACTTTGGGCCTGACATAACTTACCTTAGTAAAAATACTGGCGTGGAGCCAGTCGCAAGGAAGCCTTCTCTCGATCTTCACTTGAGCCTAACGCCCATTGTTCTTCATATGATGCCTTTAACATGTCAATCCTAGTCTCAGCCCCCGGAATCTTCAGGGATAAGTAATAGGCCAATCCAGCCGCCATACAGGGGATCATACGGAAAGGTATGTCCTCGGTATTAATACCATTGCCAGCATCTTGAATCCGGCGTAAACGCCAATAAACAAAGGAATAAAAATTAGACTGATCTGGGGCAGGCCAGACACAGATATTTGGGAGGTTTCGCACCGTCACAATGGCGCCTGCGGTATGTCCGGCAGCAGTTGAACCATCTACCCCACGGACGCAGTTTTGTAGGGTATTCCCTGATATTTCGTTATATCCGATAGTCTCATTGTCAAGTTTGATAAACCCGACATAGTTCAAACCCTCTACAGAACTAAGCGTAATAGTGTTGGAAGTCGAAGTAATTGTGGTCTGTAAGGTCTTAGTCGTTACATTGTCATACCCACTTTGACGATCAATCCACACCTGAATCGGCCTGCCTTGGGCATTTTTATTGGGGATCGTAGAGTAGGTACTACTAGAAATCCGGTTGATATTGATGTCTGACTGATTTATACCAGTCTGGGTACGAATCACCATGCCCATCAAATCAATGGTGTCCACGGGTAGAGCATAACAAATCTGTCCCTGATTTATGGGGATCGATCCCTGCTCAATAGTCCACAAGTTAATACCTCGGTTAGCCCACTCAATCGTCAATAAGTTAAGAGAACGACGGGCTGTACGTAGGTCATAGCCAGTACGTAACTCAGCACCACAACGCTCAAAAGCCTCTTCTACGAGGTTATTGAGGTCTAGGTTAAAGGTGGTCGTCCCTGTTGTGCTCATTTCATCTTCTTAAGTGTTTGCGCTAACCGGGCACGCTGACCCAGTTTACCCGGGGCTTTAACCGCCTTGGCGAGTTTCTTTGCCGGGATCTTTTCTCCAGCCTTGACTCCTAGCGACTTCTTCAGGGCACCGGGTTTCTTGATAGCGGACTGAATCCATTTGGCGCTTCCACCCTTTTTAAACCCCTCAACTCCACGAGCCTTGAGGATGTCTTTTTTAGTTACTTCGCCGTCACCGGTCAAATCAGGGAAACTCTTAGCCATATCATCCTACCTTCCTATGCGGAACAACTTTTTTAGCCACGCTTTTAGGCTG